CCGACAATCCACCTTTGGTCTCTATACCAAAGGTAGGCAGGAAAAGCGCATAAATCGCTAGAAAACCTTCCTGCGAGGGCGTCAAATGTTCCACACATAAAATACCTCCGACTTAAATACTATTTATTTCGTCTGACCACGAATGGTTCAGGTTTTTAAAATTATTTAGTTTTTATTTCGTCTGACCCTGTCAAGGGGTTCAGGTTTTTATACAAACATAGACAACCAAGGCCATCTCTTTAAAACTTGCAACCGAAAAGGAAAATTCGTCGTGGGACGAGTCCCACGATTAAAACCTCTAAGGTTAAAATTCAAGAAATGGGACTCCTCGGACGACTAATTTAAAGAAAAGTCGCTACTAGGGTCACTCTAGTAACTTCACGACAGTTTCTTGACATTCTGTCGTGTTTTAAGATGTGAATCTATACTTTCAGATTCACGATTGGTGCTGATAGGAAAAAGTGCAAACTGAAATCTTCGGAAGCAGCTTGCAAAATGTCTACGGAGTTATTCGTTTCACTAAAGACATTAACTTGAAACCATGTAAACTCTCTTCCACGATCATAGTTTTCAGCATAGTCTTGAAAGACTCTCGCCGGTTGAAAACGTAAATTCGTGTAAAAGGGTACTTCAGCATCAATTACACCAGTCTCACTGATATTGGCAAAGGTGGTGCCAGAGTGAGACACTCGAGGCATATCGCCGTCGGCAACTGAGTCTAATACACCCACAGCTTTCTCAATCAAACACACTCTACTCATTGTAGCAGTTTTGAGAAGGCCATTCTGTGCATTTACCAGGACTTTGTACCTTAGCGAACCTCTCCTTGCTAGATATCCACTTCGGACCCATCTAAGCAAGGGCATCTCAGGATTTACTGTAAACCCAGGATAGAAGCCTGCGAAAGCAGGATCATCAATCTCCGAATCATTTAGAACTATATTAGTATTTCCTGTAGATGACAAACGCAACACGTCGTTGTAACGCTTCAACATCTGTCTCCAAGAGGTAACTCTCTCACCGAAGTGTACAGAGTTAATCTGCCCAGAATCACATGTTGGAGCCATATACATCTCCGTGTTTGCTTTAAGTGGGGCGTTGGCCTCGCCCCCTTGATCTTCCTGAATCATCTCTTCTCCTGATTCAGGGGCCAAAACGGTTTCAATACACTTAAAACCATACACTCTCACGCTCATGGTTGGAGCAGAGTCACAGTACACACGAACCTCATCACCATCGCCAATAACACCCGGTACAGAAATATCTTTCCTAACTCCGTACCTAATGATGTCACGGCCCAAAGGTGACGTTGGGTTTCGAAGGAATAACGAACTACCTTCAGTGGTAAATGTGTTACTATCTTCTGCAGGGTTATCCAAATCCATAATAATTTCCATATGGTCGGAAGCCAACGCAAAAGTACCGAGCGGCTGTCTCCTAATAGTAAATGGAGTTTCAGCAAGAAAGTACGGTCTACCACCAGAATCCACCAACTCAGGCTGTCTAATTCCAGACTTGTAGCAAGCCCAATCGGACGTGTCGCTTGCAAGAAACTCTGACACTGTCCATGTTTCGGGCCATGGAAAATCAAGCTCTATGACTAAAATCTTAGCCTGTTCGTGATTAATGCCAGCTCCTTCATCGGCATCCTTAACGAGAAACTTCCCTTGCTTCCCGTTAAAGTTGACGTTGAATGTCAAGCTTGCATTAGTACCATCACGAATAGTTCCAATTGTCGTGTTGAGTGTCCACAGTAATGTCAAACCATCCTCGGTATAACATTCCAGGTTCACAGCAGTGCCTACATTATACGGCGGCGTATAAAATACACAATCAAATTTGACAGTCACCTCCCTGGATCCTGTCACGTCTGATGGCATTGTCACTGCAAAAGACCACGGCACAATTGGATGTGTTGGATGTGGATCGGCAAATGTTTTGAAACCGGCTGCATCAAACGTGTCGCTGATATGTGAAGTTCCGTCAATCCGAAGTAGTGCTGAATCTATGTCAGTAAACCAACCTGCGGTTAGTGGCATAGTCTCCAAATACGGATCGACCGGTGGTTCCGGCGGTGGTCCAGGGCCTCCTATCGGTCCTGAACCAGCGAAATCAGCAGGTACATCCATCAGCTCCAAATCTATGAGATTGGAGCAATCAGGAACTGCAACTTCATAATCTTCGCACATTTTAGCATAAACGTTGATCTCAATTGGTTCCGTAGACGCGGGTGTAGTAAGTTGATTAACAACGACAACGGTAAGTGCACCATTGCAAGTATAGTTGGTGCTATCGTAAAAATCACGTTGTAAAATCAAGTCGGTCATGTCTCTCACACTGCCGCAAGGCAAGTAGGAGTACTGTTGACCCCACCCAATTCGGACTGAAAAATCTCTAGTCTCCGAAATATCTATGACTTCAGTGTAGGCTACATTATAAATCTCAGAATACCCACCTGAGTAATGTAGTGGATCCCACACTATTCTCATTCTCCCTCTATGATATTCCGAGCACACGATCTTAAATCGCAATTCCACACTACCCTTCCAGTATTGAAAGGGAACCTGTGTCCAAGCACTAGGCAACAAATGGATATCAGTGCCATTTGTGTCGAACATTAGTGGAGTAATACGTTGCGAATATAAAGGATCATTTGGATTATCAGTAGTGGACCAATTGAAAGTTGTCAAATAGGATTCTCTGCATGCGATTGGCACTAAAGCCATTTCGTCCATGCCATCTAG